TGTGCAGCGGCGTCCAGAGTATGCCGCTATGAGCTTGAAGCCCGGTATTGGTGCGCGTTGGTTTGAAAAGTATCAGCGCGATGTATTCCCGCATGATTTTGTGATTCAGGCAGGTCAGGAGCGGCAGGTGCCGCGTTATTATGACAAGCTGCTAAAGCGCCAGAAATTGCTTGTTCAGGATGATATCGAATTTGCGCGTGTGGAGCGTGCAAAACTCAGCGCGGCAGATCAAACGGATGATCGTCGGGCCGTGCGTGAGGTGGTCCATTTGGCCAAAGTCTCCACGTTAAACAGAGGTTTAGAATGACTATTCATATTGCGGTCGCGGTTAAGGATTCTGCGGTTCAGGCGTTTAATCGGCCGTTCTTTGTCCCTACTGTGGCGACGGCGGTGCGTAGTTATACGGACGAGGTTAACCGTGCTGCGGAAGATAATCAGATGTATCGTCACCCGGAGGATTTTGAGTTGTGGGTGATTGGCGCGTTCGACGATGAAAAGGGCGAGTTTCTGCCGAGTGAGCGTCAATGTGTCTGTCGTGCTAAGGACGTTAAGCAAGCCTAAGCGTTTTTAGTTATTCTGCCCCTTCGGGGGCTTTTGTCGTTTGGAGCTAATATCATGATGCATCGTAATAAGTCGGTTTCTGCTCACCAGTTCGCTATGGTCCCGCGTGCGGATATTCCCCGCGCGTCGTTTAAGATTGAATCGGCGTATAAGACGACGTTTGATGCTGGGTTTCTGATTCCTGTCTATTGTGAGGAAGTCTTGCCCGGTGACACGTTTAAGCTGCGGATGACGGCGTTCGCCCGTCTGGCGACGCCGATTTTTCCGATTATGGATAATCTGCATTTGGATTCGTTTTTCTTCTTTGTGCCTAACCGGCTTGTCTGGGGTAATTGGCAGCGGTTTATGGGCGAACAGGATAACCCCGGGGATTCTATTTCGTTTGCTATTCCTAAAGTTACTAACCCGTTGTCTGGGTGGCCGGTTGGTTCGCTCGGTGATTATTTTGGGCTGCCTACGTTTGGTCAGGTGACGGCGGCGCAACAGCTCTTTACTAATGCGTTGCCGCTGCGTGCCTATAATCTGATTTACAATGAGTGGTTTCGCGACGAGAATTTGCAGAACGAGGCTACGTTTACTAATAACGATGGGCCTGATTTGGCCGCGTCTTATCCGGTGCGTCGGCGCGGCAAGCGGCATGATTATTTTACTAGTGCGTTGCCCTGGCCACAAAAGGGCGGCACGTCTGTGTCTATTCCGTTGGGTACGTCGGCGGTTGTTCGCACGTCTGTCGGCGCTACGGTGTCCGGGGCTCAGCCTGGGTTGATTTTTGCGGAGTCGGCTACAGGTGGCAGTCCGGGTAATCAGCCTATCGGTGTGTCGAGTGGTGCGGCTGTTCGTGGTACTACGGGCGTTGCTCCTGGTACTGTTGCAATTCATCCTACTAACTTGTATGCGGATCTTTCTACTGCGACTGCTGCAACGATTAATCAGCTCCGGCAAAGTTTCCAGATTCAGCGTCTTCTTGAGCGCGACGCTCGTGGCGGTACGCGATATACTGAGATTGTGCGTAGTCATTTTGGTGTTATTAGCCCTGATGCGCGGCTTCAACGTCCAGAGTATTTGGGAGGCGGTAGTTCGCCTATTATGATTAATCCGGTGGCGCAGACTAGCGGCACTGGTCAGACTGGTCAGACTGCGCCGTTGGGTACGTTGGCGGCGGTTGGCACTATGGTTGCCAGTCGGCATGGTTTTACGCAGTCCTTTACGGAGCATGGCTATGTGATTGGTCTTGTGAATGTGCGTGCGGATTTGACTTACCAGCAAGGGCTGCGGCGGCATTGGTCGCGTAATACGCGGTACGATTATTATTTCCCGGCGTTTGCGATGTTGGGCGAACAAACCGTGTTGAACAAAGAAATTTACGCGACCGGTGTGCCGGCGCAGGATGATGCGGTTTTTGGTTATCAGGAGCGGTGGGCGGAGTATCGGTATTCTCCGTCGCAGGTTACGGGTCTGTTCCGTTCTACCAGTGCTGGCACGTTGGATGGTTGGCATTTGGCCCAGCGGTTTACGTCGCTGCCTGTCCTGGGTGATACGTTTATTCAGGATAATCCGCCGTTGTCGCGTGTGCTGGCGGTTGGCGCGGCCGCTAATGGCGCACAGTTGATTTTTGATGCCGTGTTTGAGAATGTGGCGGCGCGTCCGATGCCGTTGTATTCTGTCCCCGGTATGATCGATCATTTCTAATCGGAGGTAATATGCTTGGTGCTCTCGGTGCTGCATTGCTCGGCGGTTATTTTTCGAGTAAGGGTCAGGAAAGCGCGAATGAGGCGAATGCTCAGATTGCGAAAGATAATCGCGATTTTCAAGAGCGTATGTCGAATACGTCTTATCAGCGTGCTGTGGGCGATTTGAAGTCGGCCGGGTTAAACCCGATGTTGGCATATGCGCAGGGCGGCGCGTCCACGCCGGCAGGTTCTACGGCGACGATGGGTAATGTTGCTGGAGCTGGCGTGGCGTCGGCGCAGCAAGCGGCGTCCACGTTTTTGTCGACGCAGATGAATAAGGCGCAGATTGAACAGGTGCAAGCGCAAACTGCGCAGATTAAGTCTCAGACGATTGAGCACTCGGTTAATACGGCGCTGGCCGTTGCGCAATTGCATAAGGATCAGAATTTGGCGCAGGTTTATAAGGAGGATATTGGTAAGCGGTATTTTGAGAAAGCGGATGCGCAGGAGCGGTTTAATGAGCGGATGGCGCGTGGCGGGTTTGCCGAGTCGGTAAAAGGCGAGTTGGCCGCGTCTCGCTTGCAGCAGTTGGAGTCGGCTTTGCGTGGTGATACGTTTTCGGCCGATGTCGCGCGCCGTAAGGCCGAGTCGGCGTTGACTAATTTTGCGGTTCCGGAGGCTAAGGCTACAGCCGGGTTTTATGAGAAAACGGGCGAAATGAATCAGTGGATGAAAGCGTTGTTGTTGATGTTGCGCGGCAGTAATTCTGCGGCGTCTCTTGGTCGTTAAAGGAAACTATCATGGCGAAGATTATTGTTCGTGGTGCGTACTCGTATGATGCGGACGCTGTTTCACGTGAAACAGGTGTGTCGATTGACGAGGCGGAGTCGGTTGTGCAGCAGCAGTTTGCTGAGGAATGCGATATCAATACTATTGTTAAGCGGTTCGGCATTACGGGCGAGCTGCCTAATGGTGTCGCTATGCCGTTGAGCGGGGATTTTACCGGCGTGGCCGATTTTCAGTCGGCTATGCAGATGGTTCGGCAGGCTCAAGAATCGTTTATGGAGCTGCCGGCGGCGGTGCGTGAGCGGTTCGCGAATGATCCGGCGCGGGTGATTGCGTTTTTGGAGAATCCAGAGAATCGCGATGAAGCGATTAAGCTGGGGATTGTCGAGCGTCCGGCGGAGCGGACGCGTGATGTTGTTCAGGCTGTGGATGAATTGGCCGCCAAGATGGCGGCGAAAGTGTAAGGGTTTGTAACGCCCATACGATTTGCTTGCAAATCGTGTGGGTTGTGTTAAAGTTTGTTTGTCGCGTGTTGCGACACAGGAGAATGTAAATGAATGGTGATTCTGTTAAGCGCATCGTTGCTCTTACGCGTCAGAAAAAGTCGTATAATGCAATGGTTAAGACTTCGGATCTGACGCGGGCAGAGGCCGATGCGATGATTGCTTTGTGCGATAAGGAGATTGCTGCGCTCCGTGCGCAGGATGATCTTCAGCTGACGGGTGCCCCTGCACCCTCTAGCGTTGGCGCCGCTAAGGCGTCAAAATAGGCCTAGACCAGTCGTTCCTTGTAGTCAACTGGTCTAGGTGACACCGGGTGCCCTTCGCGGCCCTGGTGTCTATGGGGGTCCGGGGGCCGTGGCCCCTGGTACTCGCCCCTTCTAAAGCCTGTATTTGGAGATTGTCATGCATCGTATGCCTGTGAATAAGCGTAAAAGCGCGAGCAAGTTTCGTAAGAACATTGGTAAGACTAAGGCGATGAATTTCGCCGGTGTTATGCGTGGTGGAATTCGGCTGTGAGCTGCTATCGACCTCTAAAGGGTTTTCGAACCCCGGACGGGGTCGTTTTTTCTGAGCTGGGGCGTTATGATATTCTTGGATCAATTGAGCTGCCCTGCGGGCAGTGTATCGGCTGCCGGATGCGGCGTGCTTCGGATTGGTCGTTGCGTGTCATGCATGAGGCCTCGTTGTGGCCGGTTAATTGTTTCGTTACGCTCACGTATGGGCGCGATCAGTTGCCGGAGAATGGTTCGTTAGATCATCGGGATTTTCAGTTGTTTGTAAAGCGGGCGCGGAAGCATTATAAGAACAAAACTATTCGTTTCTATATGTGTGGTGAGTATGGGCCGTTGAATGCGCGGCCGCATTATCATGCGTGTATGTTCAATGTTGATTTTCGCGATGATCGAGTTCCTTCGGGTAAGTCGGCGTCGGGTCAGTTGTTCTATACATCGCCCACGTTGGAACGGCTTTGGGGTCACGGTATTGTTAGCGTACAGGATTTGACCCCGGAAACCGCGTCGTATTGTGCGCGGTATATTATGAAAAAGGCGTTAGGCCAGAATTCGGAAGCGGCGTATCAGGATATCGACGCGGATGGTGTGATTGTGCAGCGGCGTCCAGAGTATGCCGCTATGAGCTTGAAGCCCGGTATTGGTGCGCGTTGGTTTGAAAAGTATCAGCGCGATGTATTCCCGCATGATTTTGTGATTCAGGCAGGTCAGGAGCGGCAG